ACTCCTATGGATAACCCACCTCTTGGAGGTGGTTCTATACCCACGCATTTGGCGTTTTCATCGATGTCAAAAAGCAATGGAGTTGAGCCGACAGTTGGAATGCAATTCCATCAGGCTATGATGCACAGAGAACACGGCGCAATTATGGACCCTCAAGAAACTACTATAGAATTTTTGATGGGACAGAGATGCATGCTGAATTTTCAGACTAATTACACTTGGACGACCAGTCAGGTTGAAGGTGAGGTCATTATGACGATTCCTTTGAATTCGATTATGGCAGAACCAACACCAGCACAGGAAATCCAGGCAACTTTTATTCCGTATAATTTGGCACTTCTGAACTATTTCAAGTTTTTTAGATGTGACTTTGAGATCTCACTTTTGTGTGTGAGAACTAAGTATCATTCAGGCAGGCTGTGCGCTACCGTAGCGTATGGTGCCCCCCCCGATCAAGTGAACGCTGAGAACAAAAATCTATTTCTCAATCAGATTCTTGAGTTCAATGATGAGAACGACTGGGCAGTGATCAAAATCCCGTACAACGCAGGGACAGAATGGTTGCGCACTTACGAAGGTCGTGGAGCTCCCGATCAAATTCAGAACTATTCGTTAGGAACACTAATGATTACAGTTCAGAATGTATTGAGAGCGACTAGTACCGTAGCGAGTAGCGTTTCCATAATCCCGTTCGTTTCGTTGAGGAACGTTAGAGTTTATGAGATGGCGACAACACCTGGTTGTGATCTAGGAGAATTTGCGACAGTTCAAGCCGATATTCCAGCGGCTAGAAGTTCAGACCCGATGTTCTTTGCCCAAGGACCCAATGATGAAGTTGTAGCGATAGATCCACAGAGAGGAGACGAAGAGCCTATGCCAGTAACAAGCTTGACAGCGGAAGAAAGTGACGTGATGCCTAGTAGACCTTGCGTTCTGGAACTCGGACGAAAGTTTGAGTACTGTATTACGAACGTAGTCGAAGTGTTGCGGCGCCATACTCGGATCCCGGATCCGCCGGAGAAGGCAATCAAGACTTTAGCCGGTACACAGTATATCGGATATCGTTTGACTGTTCGACCTCGGTCGCCATTCATGAGCATGTATGCTGGTTGGGCTGGACATATGAAGTATAGGATTTTTCTACCGAACGTTGGCAGAGGACCAGTGTTGATCCAGCATAGTAGTTCGCAGAATGAAGAAGTGGATTTGACGAAAGATGCTTTCTTTTATAGTATTACACCAGACTTTAAAGAGCAGATGACGCGAGGAACCGATTCCTTCGAAGTAAAACTGAGACCCGGAGCCATTGTACATGCGCCTACGGAGGTGTTCTTTCCAATAACGACCCAGAACGACTTTATTGATGTGAGCGCACCGTTTAACACGCATTTCAACTTCCTTCCGACTAACGTGGATTTTCCATCGATAGTCCCTCGATCAAGTGGAAGTTTGGTAATGGCAATTCCCCGGGAAGCAGGAACTTATTC